CATCAAAGAAACTGCCCGGCGCTTTGTCCGTAGTAAGCGTGGTAAAGATCGCGTCATATAGGTCTATCTGTGCCATTATGTGCTACCGAATTTCAGTGATAGAGCGGCGAAGCGACTTCCAAGACGCTTCTCTATCTTAGGTAGCGCCACGGCAATGCCGGGACGGAAGTAAGGTCGTGGTGGCATCGTCACTGTACGCGGACGGGAGAATTTACTAAAGATGATAGAGCCACTTTTTGTTTTCCAACGCAGCACGGTTTTCCTTTTTGGAAGAATCAAGGGAATATTGATCCTGCCTCCGAATTCGTGAATGCGTGCATACCGCAATGATGTACCAACTTCTGCACGCGGGTTTGGATTGGTAAGCCCTGTAGTATTTAATACGATGCTTCGGCCTAGTGCCCCTGATTGTTTCGCTGGGGGTTCACCAGGGGGGGAAGGGATATTGCCTGCGGCCTTGTTGCTACCTCTCTTGTTTAACTGCAAGACTACTTCCCGTTGCAATATAGCCGCAGCATCAGCAACACTATCCATAGCGGCCTTGCGCATGGCGGTGATAAATTCTTTGCGTCGGCTTTTAAATTCAGCGCTCATTAGACCGCTGTTTTCTGCGCCACAAGGCGAGTTAGAACACGCGCATTTTGATTGTCGGACTTCTCAAATATGTCATAGTTGTTGCTTTCAAAAACTATGCGGTCTTTTTCTACAATATCAAGCGACCCATCTACAAAGAAGCGTGCAAGTGCCCGTGTGCTTTCGCGTCCATAGCGGATTGCTTCGGAGCTAGAGATAGGTTGCACCCTTGCCTTGACGCCGGAGAGGTGGGCAGCATAGGTCTTGCTCTGGCCACCTGCGGACCCCTGAGCAAATGAAGGCCGCTGTATAATGATGGTATCTGTAAGCAAATGGCTTGGCGTAGATGTTTGTACTTGTGTCGCCATTACGCTACCCCTGCAATTGCAATGTTAATGTAGTGGCCAAGCCTGCTACGTATTTGATCGTCGGTCACAGTGCTTAGCTCACCTGTGCCAACTGAGTAAGAGTAATCCCCTATGGATTCGCTGGACAATGCCCCGCTTATTTTGGTGCCGTCGAAGCCCTCTTTAATCAAGCTGATAGCCAATGCTGAAACATCGGCGGGCACTATCTCAAATCCACCGCGATATTCTACAAGCACAAAGTTTCTAAAAACTGTCTCGTCCCCAAACCCTGCATGGCCGTGAAAATGAAACCCGTGTATCAAGCGAATTTCCCCAAGGTCATAATCTATCTGGTAATCCGCTATGTCATGCTCAGGATAGGAAAGCTGAACGGTCACACCCTTGGCGTTGAGGCCACCCAGCCGGTATAGGTTGTTGCTCAAAATGTCTGTGCGCACAGTGCCGGTCCAATCGGCAATCGCTGTAATTGCCGTAGCCATCGCGCTTGCCGTGAGGTTTGCGGCAAAGGTAAGATCGGTGGTTGTAGTAACGCCCGCCGCCGTTGTGCTGATAAGTCTTACCTTATCATCGGTCACACTCACCAGGGCGCGAATATCTGTGCCGTCATATGAAACATCTATGGCCGTGTCTATGCCTGTGGCTACGCGATTGACTGTGATAATGGGGAAGTTACGAATGACCACAACTTGTGCATCGTCGGCCTTGAAGAATTCGGAGTAATCGGCGGCCTCAAACGTCCGGGCCGTTGCACGCTCTATACGCGCAGACACTTCAAGAATGATAAGGTTAAGCAGATCATCTTCGGTTACATCGGCAACGGGAATGCGAAGATGCAGCTTGACATTAGTTAGTGTCGCTAGAGCCATGACATGCCTCTACATGCTGTGCAAGTTTAGAATCTTTTGCCATTGTAACGATCTTACGCACTTCTGGTTCCTGTAGCCGCTTTGCATATCCATGCTCTAATACTTTATTGCCAAAATCACGGCCCACTGTGACTACTTCGCCAACGGCAAAGCCTTTATGGACCTTGAGGAATTTAACAATCACGGCGCACCGCCTGAACGCAATAGCAATGTTCTTACATCGCCACCAATTGTGTCAATCTGTTTGCCTTGCGATTCTTGCATAGTTGCTATCTTCTCAAGTCGCGTCATGCTCTTAGTCTGTAGGCTTTCAACTGCTTTTATGCGCTTCTCATGGTTTCCTACTTGGTGACGCATGACAGCATAGCCACCCACGGTGACTATTACAACAGTTAAGACAGTGACGGCCAACCCTACTTTACCAATAAATTGCCCATTGTTACGCATGTTGCTACCTCTAGTTGGCTATTATGATATGGCCTTTGTTGTCCACGTCAAGTCCAGAATCTTCCGTTACTTGGTGCAAATAGAATTGTCCTGATTTGTTGAGTGTGGCAATGAGTATGCGACGGCCTGTGTGGTCTGTGGCTTCTATGCCAAAGCCATCGCCACCACGATCTATGATACCAATAGCTAGGGTTCCCTCTGCCGGTGTTTGTTGTTTCACATAGTCGGGCATTATTCAACCTTCAAGCCATCGCGCAAAATCGTGTATTCTCTAATTTCGTCAATGTCTGCGGAGCCATTGGCTATGCGCACCTTCAAGGCTTGCAGCCGTCCATCGCGTGCATTTGCGGCTTCAAACTTTGCTTTGGTAACTTTTTCATTTCTATTCCATGCCTCTGCAATAACCGTACGTTTTGCAGCGGTAAGAACAACTGCAACACCGTTAACCATTTTCGGACCAACATCATCTTTCTTATAAGGCATATCAATCCCCTATGCGTGCTTCACGCCGTAACAGGTAATGCGACCACCTGTCATGTTGCCGGAACTAAACTTGAACTGGACGCCATTGACGACTTCTGCTGTGGAGTGTTCGGCATTTACCCATCCACCATTCAGCCGTCCCGCAGCGTCACGGTACGATAGAACGCCAGTGAACAGAGCATAGAAGCCCGATGTTGCCGCGCCACTCATATACAGGTGCCCGCTGACGCCCTGTGCGGTGGAGTTGGATATGGTGGCCGCGTTCCAAAGGATTTTGGTGTCGCCACTGGAATCTAAGTTGGTGTCTGAACCGCTACTGTGGCGGTGTTTGGCCGCATACCGATACTCGCTGGCATCGGCCTCCCATGTTGATCCGCCATCGTTGCTTACCAGACCGTGGAAGTCCACTGCCGTTGTTGCAGGGTGGACATTTTCAAACAGGAATAGGTACATGGCGTATGTGCTGGTGATGTGGGCTGATGTAAAATCAATGGACGAGCTTGCACTTGCAACTTGGCTGCTAATGAGGACAAGGCCGGCGCTGCCCAGCGAGTCTATGGCTTGTTTCATGCGCTGGGCGGTTACAATGCGTTCATCCGTGGCTGTGCCCGCTTCTGCGTCAACCTGCGACATGACGTCCAAGTCCGCCTGAACATCCGTGCCTATCGCTACGCCCAGGGTCGTGCGCTGCGCCGCAGCAGAAGCGTCGTCAATTAAGGCACGGCCAGCAGCGGTCAACGTGGCTACCGCGTAGGTATCGCTGGCCGTGGTGTAGATCAACCTATCTGCTTCCGTGGTCAATGCAGCGATAGAGAGCAGGCCAGCATCGTATGCCTGAATATCTGTTCCAATTGCTAGGCCAAGATTAGTACGTGCGCCGGACGCTGTACCAGAGTTAGTACCGCCACGGACAACGGACACCGTACCAGAGGCGAGGTCGCCCGCTGCGTGCGTATGTGCCGTGGGAGTGCGCGCATCGCTCAAACGAGCATCGGTAGTTTCAACCATTGTGCCCTCTACAAGCGTGGGATTGCCGGTGATTGTAATAGTGCGGGGTGCGTCACCGAATGCAAATGTATAGATACGATCTGCCGTGAGATTGCTGCCTACCTCAAAGAAAGCCGTATGGCTATTATCGGTATCGGGTAAGCACAGTTGCCCGCCTACAACGCCTTGTTCACCAGCCATGTTAATACCCTTTGTTGTTTACGTTTCGCTTACGTTGTTGTGGGTGGTGTTGCCAGCCCATTCCACTGTTCCAGAGCCCTTTACCTGAACCAGCACGTTATTACCGGAAACAGCAAAGGTGACATTCCATGTGCCTATCGTGCGCTCCCGGTGTATCAGGTCTGTGGACCCCTGCTGTGTGGCCGATCCAGCCGCCGTGCGAAAGAAGCTGCCCTTGATTTCGGCGGTTATCCGATCAGTGCCATCGCTTTCATCGCCATTTATCTCCGCTCCGATCTGGTAAAGGTTTTCATCCAGCAAAGGAATTGTTGCAATGGTAGTTACTGTGGCGTCTGTAGTCTGTACTTCAACGGAATCCGAAGTAACTTTACCATCGTTCTTGGTGCCAACGCCTACTGTGGTAACACCGTTGTTGGTCAAGCTGGAAACAGTGGCCGCAGCGGGAGAAGCCCCGCCGATAGTTGTCCCGTCAATGGTCCCGCCGTCAATGTTTGCCGTAGAAACAGTACCCAAATCGGTAATGGTTGAGCCCACAAAGTCGAATGTACCGGCCGCGAACGTCCCGGCGGTTATATCACTGGCTGCATGGGTGTGGGCAAGCGGCGTGCGTGCATCACTAAGCCTAGCGTCTGTGGTGTTTATCAGTGTGGCATCTGTGATGATTGCGTTTAACTCGGCCAGCGTGTCAATGTCTGCTGTGCCAAGTGCGCCCAATGTGGTCCGTGCCGAAGATGCATCTACATCATCTACAAGCGTTGCACCGAACGCGCTAATCGTGGTTGTACCGTCAATCGTGAAGTTGCCGCCCAACGTAAGCGAACGGCTGGCATCGCCTCCAAAAATGGTAATGGTACGGTCTGCCGTAACATTCGATCCGGCCCATATAAGCGTAACAGCATGGGAAGCGTCCGTATCGGGTTGAATAATACCATCTTCTGTAAACTCTACGGGCTCACCTGCGCCACTATCAAGCTTCATACGTATGCCGGAGTGTGTGATTTTACCAACACCGCGTACAGTGATTTCGTCGTTGTTGCCGCCGAATTTAACGCCAACGTCTGCAACGGACGGGCGAATAATTACGCCAGTAGCGTTTTCAATAATGGGAACAGTTATCTTGGTATCAAACGTCCAATCGCCGGTAACGGTTTCATTCTGCGCAAGCTGGGCAAACAGCGCGGTATCAATGCTAGAGCCTGAGAAGTGCGTGCCTGACATTAGAGGAAGTCCGCTGCGCCGCGTACAACGGCGGTAGTAGTACCGGCTGCAACTTTACCAAACAGCTTGAACGCATTAACAGCGGGCAGGCGCACAATAGTATGTGCCTTGGTCCCATTGACTACTTCATGCGGTCCAGTGCTTGTAGAAAAGATCATGTTTGAATTGGTGATTGAATCAAAATCTGTATCTGTTAGGAAGTCTACATACGTCCCATTGGCGTGCGTTCTGATTTGCACCTTGAAGCTATCAAACGTGGTAGCACCTGTGTTGTCTACTTCAATGGCAAGCATCATGCCTTGAACGGGCGTGCGCTTGTCTACAATTTGTTCCGTCAACTCAGTGTCGGTATTCGCAACCGTTATGCTGGCTGTCTCAAAGTTAATCGGCATATCTTACTCCTAAAGCCTTGGAGGGCGGTTAGGCCCCCCAAGGATGCTGCGCTGTTTACGAGCTAACAATCTCATCCACAGATGCAAGGTCGTTATCACTCGCCGGAGCATAACGCGGGTTGTGACCGAGAATCACAACTGCGCCGTCCGACGTAGCGACCGCAACCGTTACCTCTGCGCGAACGAAACTGTCGCCTTCTGTCAAGTCCTCAGCACGCACATTCACTACAACCTGCTTATCGCTATCAGTCCCGGCTTGCGTAAGCTGGGTGATAGACTTAACAGTGTTGCCGAATGTCACGTTGTCGGAACCAGACGTAACGTCCATGTCAACCGTAGCGCTTGCACCAAGCGTCCCTACGGACAGAATGACAGAGAGACTTTCAAACAACTTCATATCCACGCCATCGCTATTATGCTGAGCCGCCGTCAAAGCGTCGGGATCAACCGTAGCGACAACCGCGAATTTTTCAGTACCAAGCATATTGCTGTCGCCCATGACAACAACTCCTTTCTATTAAGCGCGTGCATCCAACGTCACAAAGGGACTCAATGTGGCGGTGCCTTTACGCGGTGTAATGGGTGCGGTCCACCAAGGCTGCCCGTCCATACGCATGACGAAGCGGAACGCCGTGGTGTCGAAGTCAAACCACACATGCATTGACTCGGCTGCCTGAATGCCGCCTTCCTTCTGGATAACCAAGTAGGCATCCAGGTCCACAAACATAATGTCGCCCTTGTCGCCAAGAGTTTCAGCATGTTGTGTAGGAACGACGGGACGGCCAAACAGCGAACCGAACGGAGAATCTGAAAGCCCGTTGGCAGGCAGATAAGCCGGGACGCTGGATGATGTACCTTCAAAACTAAGCTGGAACAACTGCGGCTCAATGTCCTGGTTGATTAACCAGATGCCACGGGAACGGTTGGGACCGTACATGCGCGACCACATCTTAATGATGTTGTTGTAGACGATTGTATCCGTAGCTTGTCCACCTTCTTTGGCAACTGACACAAGGGCCGGAGAATTCAAGAAGCCCAATGCTTCACCCGCACCTGTGCCGCGCACAATCCATTCACCGGATTCAAAATCAATTTTCCGGCCAGCCTTGCGGGAAACATACGTCGCAAGCGCTGTAGCGTTATCATCAAGCAATTCATCGGTCACAGGCACAAGTGAAACGATCTTCTTAAGACGCAAATTCAACTGCTTAAGATCAATCTTGCTCTGTGTTTTCTTCGCGTTCTCCGCTGTCGCCTTGGCCTGGATGCCCCTAACCGTATCCCAATCCGTGTTCTCATCGGCTGGAACCGTGATGGAGTTACCAGTCACCGGCATGATATTAACGCGACTAAGCAGGGATTCTTCGGCTTCTGTGATTTCCCTAATCTCACTTACAAACATAGGGGCAATCGTAAAACCACCTTCCGCACCTACGCCGGTATTAGATACCGTCGTGGGCTGCTTCAACATGGCCTTGTCGCCGGTGAATCCCTTGTAAAGCCGCTGGTCTACGCCGCCGCCACCGCAAGCGGTGACTACGCACATAAGCTGTTCGCCCATGCTCTTAAATCCGAAGCGCTCTTCATCCTTTTCGGATGCAGGCGCTCCACCACTGATATTCAAAGCGGCCTTGGTCGTTGCGCTCTTGAACGCTTCGGCTACAGCCTTCTTTATCGCTGCCTGAATTGCAGGAGTGCTGGCCGGTTCCTGGGCGGGTTCTCCTGCTTCTTCTTCCAATTCCTCGATCTCAGCCTCGCTGGGTGCGCCAACAAGGATGATTTCTTCAATCAGTACAGGTTCCCCATTCTCATTAACAATGGGGACTACCTCATCGCCCTGCTTAAGCATTCCATTGATTGCTTTAATCAGGGGCTTGCCATTGCCATGCGCTTTAATAAGCGAAGGCAAAATCATTTCCAATTCTTTAACAGTCATTGCAATTCCTTTCCTTTATTGATTCACAAACACTTCGGCACTGGCTGATTTATTGCGTTGTCTTACTCGGCATAACCCGTTGTAAGCACTCGCCCATATTGCCTGCCGTCATTCACTCATAAAGTTTCCCCGCTGCATGTTTGATTGCACGGGTGATTATCAAGCCCACGTTGGGCTTGCTTTTCTTCTTCTTTGGTGGAGCCATGCAAATAACAATGGCCTTCTTCGTTGGAGTTTCCAAGCCGGGACATGCAATGCGGGCATCATCCAGTGACACCACGCCCTTGCTTACGGCCATAGTTAATGCACGGTCGTTGGTCGGGATAGGAGCTACGCTGTATTCCAACAAGCTCCACTTACTCACTACACGGGTAACGCCCTTTCCAAAGCGTTCAATGTCTGCCTTCTTGGCCGGTCGCATTTCAACGGGGTCCAGGCCAACGCTAAAGCCCTTCAAGACTTTCTGCCTGAATAGGTCAAGGATGATATCGGGCATCCACGTAGCTGCTTCGGGATGAGACTTGGGCCGTTCAGCAAACTTCGTGGTTGCAACAATATCTGCATCGTTCTTTGAAATGTCTATGCATGTACCCACAGGCAACGTGGTGTAGTCATGGGCAAAGAACACAACGGGATTGTCTTTGAAGCGGGAGAAGTCACAACCTTGCGGAACCAATACATCGCCGTCACGGTCAACATCTTCTGTGCTTATACGCGCTGTAATGGAACGATTGCCATCGTCCGAAATGACTTTGGCAACCCACGTCTTTTTAACGTCCGTCTTATTCTTAGCCATTGCCCGGCTCCGCATTCATTCGCTAACTAAAACGGGAACAATCGTGCATCTACAATTCGGGTGTAAGTAACCACCGCCTAACACTGGCGCATAGTCTAGGTTCAACACCCTTGTCTTTCCACCGGGAAAGACCGCTGATAGCTCGTTACTTCCTATCACACTCTGTACCGATGTGTCAAGGGTACGGGTTTCTGAGTTGAAGGCTTTTGCCGCTGCTCTGCACCAGGGGCACGCATTGGGGGCCAAAAGCCACTGTTTGCCCGCTACCACGTCGGTTTGTTTCCAGCCCTCTAGCTGGCCTTCAATGAAGGCGCGGGCCGATTCTGTGCGGGCAATTATCTGTGATCGGTTGCGGTCAAACAGGCCCGTAGCCTCTACGCGGTCGGCTAACTGGCTCCCTGTCTCGCCTAAGCCCACGCCTTCGCCAAGACTGGCCCGCAGCCGCGTTATGGTGTTGTCCGTCACATTGCCTGCAAGCCGCTCCCTAAAGGCATTGAGCTTGCTCTGCACATTGGGATCGGTCACTGAGAAGATAGATGCTTCAAGGTTAATGCTGGTAAGCCCTTCACCTGCACCCGCTGTTAAAATGCGTTCAAGCGGTGAAGCGATATCTTCAAAGATTTGGCTGCGATGCTCGGCAATGATCGCCTCTATATCGTCAAAGTCTACGTTCTCCAATATCTTCTGCGTATCCCTGCGTGATATAACGCCCAAGATATCATCCTTCATTGAATCAAGGATGCCTTGCAGTATGCGCCGCATTTGATCGCCGGGTAGCTCCGGCTCATCTTCGCGTATATCTGCTTCCGCATCTTGCTTAACAATGAGTGGATCAAACAGTAATTCAATACCCGCGCGTTCTGCGCCTGCGCTGTCGCTCTTGTTCTGTTTGCTGCTTTCGGCTTCCATTTCCGCTTCGCACCCGCACAGGCTTCTTTCGTCTACCAGTCCCGCCATGACCGCTCTTTGACTTAGCCATTTTGTGGCCTCCTTTTCGGTTACAGGTTCCGTACACTTTTCACATAGATCATGTGCAATAGCAACTGCTTGATCCATCGGCTTGCCTTCTTCAATCAATGCAGGGATCGCCCTACTTAAGCACTGTTGCAATGTCTCATCGGCCATGCGCGGAGGCGGCTTGGTAATGACTGGCTCATCATCCTTTTCAGCCTTCTTGAATCCTCTACGCATTTCACGACGCACACCTACACGCACGGCATCGGCTACGATTTCGGATATCTGCTCTGCCGATGGCGGGGGCACCTGGATTCCTTGGCTTGGCTCCATCCGTTCCATTCCAGGTGCCCGCGCCGTGGCAAAGAGTCCACTAATGCCGCCTGCTTGTGCTTGACCAACAGCGTCTATGTCTCTGCCACCAATAAGCAATTCGTCTGCGGTATCTGCTTCATGGGGTTCAAGTCCCAATTCGGCACGCGCTTCATTGCGGGACGTAATGCCGGAAGTCGTTAATTCAATTGTGCGCCTTAGCTCAAACTGCTTATCTTCCGGTACGGGATTGTCATAGGCCAGAAATGCATCATCCTCTATGCCGAACAGCGGTAGCCATTTCTCGTTAAGCCTTTCCTCATCCATGCGCAGATACGGAAGGATGGTGCCACGCTGAAAACCAAAGTCGGATACCTCTGGCCCGCCACCGGGTATGTTTGCATTGCCGGTCAACATAGCGCGAGGCACGCCAAATGCAGACGATATCTCATCTAGCACTCTGTCGGCATCGCCTATGATATCAGGCGGGAAAGACAACTGCTTTGCTTCTACATCATTGGCCAGCGCCAACATTCTACCGGCTTTGCGCGGGCCTCTAAATTTGTTCTCTACCTTACGTTCAAAGCGATCTACAGCATCTTGGTTCGCCCCTTTGATAGCGATAATCCAATCGGGCCTACCTCTGTTCTGGAAGTTGGCCAAATCCATTTGCCGCTTATCAAGGTGCAATCCCCATGCGCTAAAGATGGCTTCAAGCGGACCCTTGCCATAAAAGACATTCTCAGGGTTGGGCAACTTGAAGTGGATAACTTCATCGGGCTCAAAGAACCTTTCACTACTAGACTCGGCACCGAATTGATAGCCGCGTATGAATTCTTCTTTGTCGGGCAGAATGGTTGTCCATTGGGGAGGCAACAACCACACTTCTTCGGGAATGCCAAGCATCCGATTGAACACAGGATGCATGTAGCTATTGCCGGTAAGCTGCAAGTAAATGAAACGTAGCGCTGTTTGCCCAAAGCCATTTTCAAAGTCGTTGGCTTCTGCCAAGACTTCAATGGCGGGATGAGGCTCCGTCACTTCTTCAAAATCGTCATTGAAGTCTGCGGCCTTGCGCATGACATATGCGCTAGGACGATCAAGCCCACGGCCACATAGGTAATTCTTCCTCAGCCTGTCTACGCCACGGCTACGGTATAGTTTGGTGCCATTGCGTGTACGCACAAACAGGCGTAGTGGTTGCTTGGCCAACTCATAGGCCACGATACGCGAAGCCGTATAGACCCATGAGTTAAATTGAGCAACGGCGCGAGCATAGTTAAAGGGGTGGTTGCGTACAAAGCTAGACCCTGCGCCATCAAAGACGCGCACGCTACCACCAATCACCGGCAAATTACTAAACAACCGTTTAAGTAAAGCTATCAATTTCATCTTCCTCTAATTCATCTAATTCATTTTCGTCATAGCCGATCATGCGCCATATCAATTCATTCTTCGGACGGCGCTTGTGACACATAAACCCTAGCGCCAACGCATCTACTCCATCGTCATGCATCCCTTCTGGCGCGGTGTACCGAACACCTGTGCGCGTGTACTCATATTCAAAGCTATCAAGCTCTGCTTTAAGCCATGCATGTTCTGGATCATTCGGTATCCATACTTCTTGTTGTTGGATGCCAAGCGCCAGCCCTTCCATTAGCTGCTGCTTGCTCTGGCTCGTAAACTTGAAGCCTTGAACATTGGGACATACACGCTGCAAGTCCTCTACAATTGGATCGCCTACACCAGTGCTGTCAATATATGCAGGCTTATCCTTGATTGCAAGCGCTAACCGCTGGCGCGTACCCCTCCAATCCCCTTGCCACCGCTCTAAGCTGGCTGTCCGGCCATCTACGTCCAGGCCCAACAATACTGCCCAATCCCTGCTTTTTGCCAAATCTGCACCGTAGGCGACAACCTCTCCACCAGATATGCCATCCCTACAGATTGCGTTAATGGCCTTGATCCCAAAGGGGTTGCCCTCATCGTCGCATGGCTCAGCCATGTATAGCTCTTTAAATACATTCTCCGGCAACAGGCGCTTAGCATCTTCAATTTCCTCTGCATCCAGCACACCGCCATCTACAGCATCTTGCGCCGTAAGCTTGGCGTAGCTCATATTCTTCTCCCCAGCCTGTGCCTTACGTGCCAGCTTGTACGCCCAATTCTTGCGGCCCCGCACATTGCCGATGATCCGGCATGGCCCCTTGGTGAATGTCAACAACGTGCGCACAGCATAGAACACAGCCGGTCGGCATAGCGTGGCCTCATCAATGACCGCTGCATACCAATCATCGCCATAGATTGTTTCGGGGCGGTCGCCACCTAAGAAGAAGTATTTAGCGCCATTGAATAATGTAATTGTCAATTCAGTAAGTGAATAGCTCCACCATGTTTGTCTAACGTCCCATGCCTCTAGCGCCGCATACATACGGTCAAAGCCAATGATCTTCGCCTGCCGATAGGTGGGAGCTACCCATCCTGCATTCCAGCCCTTGTGCCCGTCGTTCCATCCAAGCGCCAGAAGCCACACAAGACAGCCTGTAGACTTACCCGCCTTGGTGGATGCTTCAATTAGCGCCCAACGGGCCGGGCTGCATATTGCGTCCTGCTGCTTGGGATAGAGCGTTGGTAGCTCAAGCTTTACTAGCTGTTTCTCTGCTGCTTCCATTGGGTGCTTCCATTGCGGCTTCGGCTTCATCCTGCGTAGAGTAACATTTATCAATGCCAATCATGTCATTTTCAGGCGTTGAGGTTGCATACCGTAAGTCGTTCCCAACAAACCAGTCTTGTCCCATGCAGCTTCGTGGCATTTCATTTTCTTTAACATACACTTTCATTCCTGGTGTTGCTGGCGCGTTGTCCGCTGTTTTAGGTAGTCTGTTAACAATATCACGTAATTGCATGATTTCAATGAGCCCATTTTTAACACCAACAGATACCGTTCTACACGCTCCTGCTGGGCTGTCTGAATCGGGCCATTGCTTTGCGCATGTTCGCGCGGCGTTATCCAGCATGTCCAAAAGCTTTTCACTAAATGGGACCGTGAAACCGCGTGCTTCTTCTGTTGCCACTTCGGGCATCATCCACCGCCTTTCACTATGACTGTCTCACCTGTAAGAATACCATTGGCAGGCTTAGCAAGCTCAACCGACAATGCCAACAATCTGTCACGATCTTTTTCTAGGCGCTCCACGTCTGCAATCAGCCGGGGCAATATCGTGATGCTGTTCTCAAGGAACCATAGCATAGAGTCTGTGCATTGTAGATAACCGCCTCCACCATTTAGCTTCACTATCGGGCGCTCCGTTTTAGCCGACCATAGAAGCACGCGCTTTGTCTTATCCCTATCTGGTCTGCATCGTGTCCACGGTCCAGGTGGAGCCTCATCACACATAGCCTTCCATTCTTTCCTATCCTTGTCCGTGCTGTGCTGGTAGTCGCTCACGTCTTACTCCTATGCAGCGTGGTCATGGGCACGTAGTAAACATTTCAGGCTTATTGTGCCTATCGTTGCACAGATAAGAGCAGTAGTATAAGCCACGTCCATCTTGGTATCTGTGCGGGCTAATGCCTGTGATCTTGTCTTTACAATAATTGCACTGATATATTTCCTCTGTGGGCTGCGTATCCCGTGCTGCAATCTCCGTTTCCCATGACGGCACAGTGTCACCATTTTTAAGCAAGTAACCGTGGATAAGTACGCCTGTTTTATCTGTTACATCCATTATGATTTCACACTTCTTTATCCTAACAACTGTGTTGCCATCCCAATCTACTACCTTCCAATTTTCGGGCTTGAATGCTGTTTGCTCTGGTGGCGCAGGTGGTGTTGGCTCTGGTGCTTGCACTTCGGATTCTGCTCTTTCCTGATTCTCTGGAAACGATGGGCGCTCTGTCGGCTTGGGCGTCATATCTAAGTAAAGCCTTGGTGCGTCCGTATCCTCACGCCATTGCTCGCCTTGCCGTGGGTCGTGCTTCTTCTTGGGCCAGAACCAAGCGATCATGCTCAACACAAACACCGCCCCGCCACCGCCTATGAGCCAATCTGTAACCGTGTTCATCATGCCTTACGCTCCTGTGCTGGGCCTTCACGCTTGGATTCGCGCTCATGTATGTAACGCAACGCTGTTTCATGCCGTGTCTCGCCGGGATGCTTACTGCATACCGCGTACAGCAATTGGTGGTAAAGAAAACTAAGGCCATCATCCTTATATGCAAGGTCGCCGTCTGGTGCTGAACATTCGACGGGGGCTCCGCACGTTTCGCATTTTTCGCTGCTCATGTTGCTGCCTCCTGATCGTAAATGTATAGCCTTGCAATTTCACACAGCATAACAAACACCGCATCCTTGTCTTGTTCAAGCTGTCCTAATTGTGCGTAAGGAACAAGGTCGGGATGCACGCGGGCTCTGCGGTCATACTTCTCACCGTACACCCAGCCCATTTCTAGGTACGCTTGCATCCAACTGCCGTGCAATTCCTCTGGTGACGTAGAGCGTTGAGGCCCACATTGCCTATCAATGACGTTAAGGAATTGTGCCTTAAAATCATCCTCACGCTCTGGCCACGGTACGGGAATAATGGGCGCGTTGGCCGCCATTGCAGCGATCCTTGCACCCTCATAAACAAACGCTGCTCGCCTTTCGTTCAAGTCGTTCATGTCTTAACTCCTTGGGATTTGAGTGCATCATACTTCCTGGCCGCGATCCATGCGCCATCGTGTAGCCTCAAGCCACCGGCACAATACTTGCATTTCAGGTGGTGGCCTTCTTCTACATCATCTTCATTCTTCATGGGATCAAAGGCGCGGAAGCAGCAACGGTAGATGCCGTCCATTGTAACGCGGGTGTCTTTAAACTTCATGGCTACTTGATCGGGGCGGGGTGACGCTGAGGGCCGCCCGTTCTTGCCGGAGCTTCCTCCTGCATTGGAGGCGTGTTCATGCTAAGCCGTGGCTCATATGTGTGGACAGTGATTCGATCTTCGTCAAACCATTGGCTCTCTACAGGCTTTCCATCTTTGCACTCCTGCGGGCTCAATAGATATTGGTGGCATCCCGTAATGTAGTCTGCTCGCCCCGTAATGATTCCCTTGAATCCTGTAACAACATCGTGTGCCTCAAACCCGCTTTTATGTTGGAAGTGTGGCATATCAACTCTCCTTTACTTGGTAGGTGTGGTTTTTGCTTTAGTAGCTGGCGTGAAGTCCAAATAGTATTCGTTGCCATCAATAAACTGCGCTATAGCTTTTGGCTTCGTGAGGGTCATGTCAAGGCGACCGATTGGTGTAGCTTTCCAAAATGCCTTGTTCTGTGAACAGTCGGACCCGGTGACGGGTTGCAATGTGACTTGCCCTGTGCCGGGGTTGACAAAGGTTACAACAAACTTAGCTCTTACACTTGCCATAGCTAACTCTCCTGCGGCTTAGCCTCTGTTGGGGTTCATGTTGCTGGTGGCTCACATAGTAAGCCAACCCTAATACACTCCCCTATAGTTTCCATTACATCAGGTTCTATGCTTTGCCCAACGGCGCATCCACAAGACGCCAGTTGGTCAAGATGATAAGCCGCGCTCTGCCCCACTTGCACCTGTTCCTCTAGGCCGGTAATCCTTTCGGCCTCAGCGATAAGAACAGGAAGCACGTTGCGCACTTCGCGTAGCCACTTGATAGATTCGGCTTCCATGTTTGCTGGAATGATAGGAATAAACTTGCACAGCTTCTTACATTCATTTAGTGCTGCCATCACCCACCCCCCTTCTTCGCAAGCTGCGTTGCCGCCCACTGTGCTTCAAGGGCGGTGCCAAGTGGCTTGGACATAAGCTTGTGCAATGTTCTATGCTCTATTTTGTGGATGATTTCAACAAACCAGCCATCCCCATTGCTGAAAATATAAAGCTCATGCTTGGCCAGTTCGTCCGGGGTCATAATCCCCGGAATGATTGTGTGGGGGCCGTCACCTGTCAGTCCATATGGAGCAACCGGATTGGTAAATATATTCCACTTGCCCCCTTGCCCGCGCCACAACCACACTTGCACCGGCTCCGGCATCTTCGCATCCTCTGGCTTAGGCGATAGGTGCTGATCCATTACTCTTGCGCGACGTGCAAGCTCTAAGAGTAAGTGAGACATTGGCGCGTCTGGCATGGAAAGCCTATCTGCTAAATCTTCTACTTCCCTGCACACTTGATCCAGGTCCATTGCTTTAAGGTTGGCTGTTACGTTACTCATCGCTTACCTCCTGTTCGTCACGGGGTTGTATTTCAAGCGGTTCAAGCTTAATGAGTTGAAGCGGAAAGCTCATAGTGTTTGCTATCCCCTGCACGCTCTGCGCATGGATTAAACACACAGCCGCTTCATCATGGCCGGGCCAAGTGTAACGATACATGGGAAGCAAGTCACAACCTTTTTGCGAACACCCTTTGAAGCTAGGCATCGCTACTGCCTCCGGTTTCACCGCTTGTCAAATCGAATGAGTTTGCTATACGCAGCTTGAGCCCTGGCACGGCTGCTTTGCCACCTTCACCATCGCCCACTAGTGTTTGCAATTCCCCAAGCAATGCCTTGGCTTCTTGTTCGCTAAGCCCTTCCCAACCAAGGCTTCTCCATGTAGCGCAAGAATCGCCCGATGCCCACGATCCAGCGCCACAACCGGAGAAGCCAATGCGCCTCAGTACGATTTTCTCCATCATGTCTTGAAGCTCATACATCTTATCCAGGTCGTCGTCAATGACTGGATACGCTGCATGAACCTCAAAGGCATTGCCCCGCTCAGTTGTTTTCTCTGTCGCTTCCATGTCTGCTCTCCTTCTGAGGCTGTGCCTCTGTTAGTTTCTTACACGGGCAATCAGGATTGTGATAGAGCCCACCCTTGTTGAATGTGATCCATGAGTGATCTTCAAAGGTCCAGGCTTGGAGGGGCTTGGGTGGGACATATTCTATAATGTCGTTTACCACATAGCGGATTCCTACCACTATACCTGCGAGTATGAGCAACACAATACCGTAATACATAAAGACTGTGAAGGGTGAGCTTGTAAAGGCCCTTGTAAAGAATGACGTTAGTTTGTTCTTCATGCCACCACCCCCTTAACGCGCTCTATCTCCGCAAGCGCTGCGGCTGCGTCGGTCTCACAATCCCACCACCTAGCAAACTCCTGTTGTGCGCGCTCACATTCTCCAACCAACATACCGTATATGGGAAAATCTCTGTATTGACAAGGGCATAGACCAGCGCAACATGGGTGCAATCCCATAGGACACTTGCCCTGTGCGCACCTCATGTGCTTCCCGTCGTGCAACTTAGAACGCCATATGCTTGCTGGAAACAATTTAATGCCATCCCTCACAAGCTGGCGCACGACTGGATGGGCCGTGTACGGCATTGGATTGTTAAGCATCGGAGCCTCCTGGTTCAACTAGGGGCCGTGGGAATGCGCTGCTACGTTGCGGCGTCACCATTACTACCATCATCACGCTTCGCCGTCAAGGGCTTTGTCATGCCCGGAAAGATAACCGGCTGCAACTCGTAGGAGTCCGTAGGCTTCCCAGCGTCCAGGCGGTCGGTTCTGTCCACAAGCTCTGCGGCCTTTACGTTGCTGTCTACCAGCGCACGCAGCGTATTGCTCAAGCCCTTAACTGTGCGCATGTCACCGCGTTCATTTGCCGCACGGATATGCTCTGTAAGTATGCGGGGCAAATCATCCATCATGTCTTTGGGAATGTTCCAGAAAGATATCCAGCCGTTGTCCAATGCCTGTCGGATGATGCTGCCCGTGCCGCGTTCATGGGCACGATCCTCTAGCCCTTCTTGGAGCGCCCCCGAGCCCCCGATAGTTGAAGCAGGGACGTCTGAGTGTGGGGGCTGCAATACTTTTTCTTCCCCTACTCCCTCTTTACCATTATCATCCGCTTGTTGCATTGTACTACCCATTTTATGCCTTGACTTTTCTAGGTGTCAAGCTTAAAATCCCGTCGTCTGGTAATCGCAGTTGCACCTTCAAATCGTTCATTTCCACCGTTGAAACAATCTCTACCTTGAAATTCCCCATGCCTTTCATGTCTCTGTGATCCACGTATCTATACCAATTTTGCCCACCCACATTGCTGACACACACATTGAATCCCACTGGTGCGGCCCATGATGGGTATTTGTATGCCTCTGCCGGTGTCCACGGACAGGCGCTTTCCTTGATCGCCAGCCCCGGCACCAGAACGCTTGCACTGGTGATCCCCAAGGCTCTCAGGAAGCCGCGTCTTGAGAGCCCGCCTTTTCTCATGGTTTGAATAGTGCTGTTGTTCATGGTGCCCATCCGATCAACGCTGGTTCTGGAATGGTTCTGTAGCAGACGCCGTTTCGTGTGTGGAACGATTCGACTATACGCCATAGACCGTTGTGCTTCTCGTTGCGTGCGTGTGTCACCATAGCATACGCACCAGTTTCAGTAATGATCCCATGTGGCATTCCGTTCATTAGGAATGCTCGCGTGATGTAGCCCTTTGGCAATTCCACTTGCGCGAATGCCAGCCCCGGCACAAGCGCGGCGCACGCAGTTATTCCTAGCGCACGTAGAAACCCTCTGCGTGATAGACCGCCTCTGCGCATTGCGTTTGATATCTTGGGGCTCATGCTAATATCCCGCTTCCACCTTGTATGCCGTCGCTGTAGAGGAATTCCGGCCTAACCTTTTCCCATGTAGTTTTTCCTATCTTTCGGTTAACCATCGTTGTAAGCATGGTGCTACCTTCTTTTCGCATCCAGCGTTCTAATTCAGCCGTAGCATCAGCAAGCTTCTTGTTGCGAAGATGTTTAGCTGTGTTTGTATGCACTTTTCATTTCCTCTAAGGCAGCTTCGGCGGCTTCTAACGTAGAATACGCTGAATCAATACTTTCAGCATCATGGAAAGCGGCTGTCATTATAAAAAACCTACCGTCATACTTATGGCGATACCACAATTCCATACCAGGGACAACCGATACGCCGTCTGCTGTCTTGGGCAACTTGTCCACGATTTCTTTATGCCTACGTATGATAACGTCAAATGTTTCACCCTTGGTATCCCAGCCCAACGCAGACATTACGCTAGATTCCAAGTCTGCGCGATCGTTAAGCGCCTGGTCGCGTTGTTCTTCAAGCTTGGCTATCTGCTTCTGTGAAGCGGTGGGTTCAATGCACGGCTTACCGCGGCGCATGTCGGCTGTGCGTACACGCTTCTTAGCGTCCTCTCTGCTCATTGTTACATGCCCTTCATCGCTCATGGCTTATCCTTTCCAAATGCAATCTTAATAAGCCTTTCGTTCTGTTCTCCCATATCTTCCGTTACCTTCAATAACTTCTCCATTATGTGGAAGTGTGGTGTTGAACATATTTGTAGCGTCCAACCAATTGCCAATGCAAAGCCGCTTACGTACACGGCCATGAATATAACCCATTCCTCAGTGGTCTGAGCTACTACCTCACCAAGCCTAAGACAGCACGCTATTGAAACTGCTGAGATAATTAGCGTCACAGTCCATGACGCAAAGCGTGCGCTTTCCACATCTTTTTGGGGAACCGTTCTGCTGCTCTACCGCTCATGGAATTTCTCCTGTCTGGAAAGTTGTTATTGCCGCTTGCTCATGGCCAACAGTGCAAGCATGATTTGTTCCCGCTGTCTCAGGGTCATGGGCTCATCGGCGGGAGGATCAACGGCAGGGGGCTCAGGTGTACGCTCAGGGCTTGGTTGTGCTTCCCCACCAGTCGTGGTGTCCCCGGCTGCTTCGTCTGCTACGGTAGCGCTGGCCCTTGGGTTGGGCCCTACAGCTACGGGTAGCGCTAGCCTGTTGTCCTGGTTGGGGCTTTGATCCACTGGCCCGGTTGTAGGCGCGCCTCTGGATTCTGAGGCTGTATCTGCTCCGGCGCTAGTCACGCTCACATTGAAGTAAAACGTAGCGCCCTGGAAGTTTGCTACGTCTGCCCAATTGCGCCCTAATGGGCCGGGGACCACACCATCGCTTGTGCCTGCTGCCCGCGCATGTACTGGCCTTGCATTGAGGCTCTGTGCTGGGAAAAACTGAATCTGTAGGATATCTGTTTGACCAAGTGTGCCCTGCTGTGTATTCACCGGAGCATCTTGGCTGCTCATTGTCCGTTGACAGCCAAGACCAAAGCACAGCATTGCGTTCAATGCTATAAACGCCAGCATGAAACCCAACAGCCTTACAATCTCACTTGCCTTTTGCATAGTGCATAGCTCCTTCATACGGGTTGCGAAGTCTGTTTCCTATCATCCATTCCTAAGCAGGTTTAACGCTGCATCGTGGAATTCCTGGCGCTCATCCATGAACGAATGCCCGGCATTAATCCACGTTGGTCCTACGATTTTCGTATCACCCTTGCACACTATGTCATGGCCTTGCGGCTTGTTATGTTTTTGCCTAAACCAAATGATCTTGCGCACGTTGGGAGGAATGATAATCTTTGGCGCAAGAGGCCCACGGTTTATCAAGCTGCGCCAGTGCATAAAAACAAGCGTTGAAAGGTCTACTGGATCGCACATAACTGCTGTGTCAATAAACAGGCCACGTTCTTGCAAAGCTTTTGCAAGCGCAGGCATCCCGTGACCACCACCTGCTGAATAACTAATATCGTAGATGATGGGGTCCGGCGTTGAGTTGCGCCAGATCATGTTTGCCATTCCAATTGGATCATCGTCCCATTCGCGGCATTGAATACAACAACAGCGGTTGCTAAATGCGCGGCTCTTAAGCCACAGATTTTCCAAGCCCGTGACTTTTCTATCGTCTTGCCAAAGTCCTTTGCGCAAGATAAACCATTTCTCGATCTTATCATTGCTTCTTTCGTCAATCATTTTGTTTCTCCGGCCATCCCCATTTGCCTTTGCTCTCTTTCCATATCCTGTTCGCGTGCATGTTCAAGCCTCTCTCGCGGGCAAACATTATGCCAAGTCTTAACTCGCGTAGTTTTTCAATCTTTGGTGAACGCTTATCTGTGTCATGTATCCACCGCACGTGGTGTATCGCTGCTATCATTTGGGTTACTCCATTGTTCTTTGTCTAGCGCCGCCTCTATGTACGCCATCATGTTACCCTGCTTCTTGATCGCTCTGTTGGCTATGGATTTGAAATGCTTTGCTCTGCGTTCTCCCTCTTGTGTGTCTAGTGTCTTTGGCCATATGATTCCGTTCCACCATCGTTTGACCGCTTCAAGGTCTTGGGTGTACCGGCCTTTCGTAGAACCTTGTTGCAGTACGATCTCAATTGATTGCATGTATCTTAGCAGAGCAACGGACCTTGCCTTTCCGTTATCGCTGGAAGATTCGGGGTCGGGCTCGGCCTCTGGTGCTTCCCTTCCCTTCCCTTCTTTTCCATTCCATTCTTTCCCTTCCCTTCCCTTCCCTTCTATGGCTTTTGACTGACGTCCAAGTGACGTCGGGGTGACGTCCAAGTGACGTCCAAGTGACGTTTTGACGATGAGCCCGCAAGCCTCTGCGACGGGGAATGTTCTGTTGTAACCCTTTATAGATAGGCCAGTTATACGGCTCAGGCTACGTGCGTCATGGGGGTGTCCGTTCTTACGGATGAGCAGGCCACGGGGCTTGCACCTGGACCCCACCGCGATGAGTGAACACCAAATGGCGTACCCAACTTCGCCGCAACTCCCGATCAACTCTGATATTTTGTCCCCGTCGAAGCGATTTGGGAGGGCCACCCAGCGGCAATTGTCCACTTGCCGTGACCTTGAATTCTCGTAGGTGCCTTCCCAGCCCACGATTTCCCATGCCCAATCTTCCATGACGCCTCCCTACTTCCGCTTCTTGGGTGCCTTCTTCTTCACCGGCTCTATGACCATGCGCGGCACGTCGGCAAGCTGATGTTCCCACCAATGCCCAAAGCAATTCGGGCATAGACCTTGTAAGGATACATTGCCGAATGCAACTGTGACAGCGGCCTTTTCCCTTTGGCTATGATATCCACAGGTTTTGCACACCCATTGCACAGGGATTGTTTCAGCCTCTTTGCTGGTCGTTACCTTCTTCCTGCTACGCTTTTTCATCCGCAGGCTCCTTTGTGGCATGTGAGTTTTTCGCCAACTCCGCGCGGAAACTTGTTATCGCTCTCTCAAGATTATTTAACGTCTGATCCATATCAAACGGCACCGACGCATTTACCCGTTCTATTGCCTGCTGCACGCGACTCTCCATATTCCACGCTCCGGGCGATATACCCATGTCGGAAAGCATGTTCTCAAGTCTTTCATATGCTTTGTGTTCGTTTATTAGCCTGACGTTCTGTCGCTCTATAGTGTGTACATGATCGGCTACGGCCTTGGATACCTCGTAACCTAATTCTCTATTGTCTGATTTATCTTTTAACCATCGCTTCCAATAGTCTGCGCGGCTTTGTCGATGTTCATAGCGTATGATCTTTGCCCGGCTCATCAAAATATATTGATATATGTCTTGCGGAATATCCACCTCCCGATATGGCGCTTTCTTCTTTGTGTATAGCCGCGTTCCGTTTAAGCTTGACACGATTAATCCGGCATCCTCTGGAACCTCAGCCTTATCTATGATTCCTGGAATGCAGACAAAATAGAATTGGTTACAAAGCGTAAGGTAGCCCGGCCATTTATCATCTTGCACATAGTCGGCGCGTGACACCTTTATTTCATAACCCCAAGCACACGGATTAGCCCAGCTTTTGCGCATGGCCCATGCGTCTACCTTTAAAAGTCCGTTGGCGTACCATGTCGGGCCATTCTTGCACTCATCCACAAATACATCTTTGTGATGCCTCAGCCGCAATAGGCTGGCCAAATGCTGTGCGGTTATTTTCTTTCCCTTAGCTTTCACTATGAGCCCCTACCGTGGGTATCCCTAGCGCCGCCATGCACACCACCGACACCCGCTCCAACACCACCTGCGGCTCTGCCTTGCGCAGATCGTCTAGCGTGTGAATGCCTGCCGTCGCCAGCCTTTGGGTGCAGGCTATGCACACACCGGGAATGTCTGCTATGCGGGCGCTCATTCCCCACACCCCGCTTTGATTGCTTCATCGTCCGCAAACTTCCTAAGCTTTGAAGCACACATAAAGTCGTTAAATGAGGCCGTAACTGGATTGCACAGGGTGGCGGCACAATCTCTAATTGCGGCTACCCTTTCCCGCTCAATCAGCGGAGCTATGTGTTTGGCTATTAGGGCTTGGCATTTGTCTGTATGGTGTGAGTCCCAATAAAGCCCGCCATGTCCAGCAGTTACCAATGCCAACTCTTTTACAGCTTCGACGGCATTAACAATCTCCTGTGAATACTCAGGCATACCTATGGCCCTCCAATCCGCAGGCGCGGAGAAGGGAATGGCGTATAACCCGCTTATCTGCTGGCAACTCATTTAGCTTCGCATCCGATGCAATGGCAATATTGCGCGCTGGTCTATCCGGCAACCTAAGTGATGCAGAAACATTCATATACTCGCGCGACTTACGCACGCCATCCGAATGACATACAGATATAGGACAACAATCAATATAATTTCGTGCCCTTATCTTTCCGCGTTTGATAGTCCATTTAATCTTGCGCTCTTTCGTCACCTTCCGCAACAGCCTGTAGAATCCTTGCCGCGTCATGGGAATGCTCCTAGTAGATAAGGGAGTATGTTAGCTCTAGCCCTACTTGTTTCTCTAACGTGGCCTCAAAGTCTACGTCGTGCCCGTCTACGTTGAAGCTCGCGGACACACCTGCCCGTATATCTTCGTCCAGGCCGAGTGTCACCGTCACTTCCGTAGGCCCCTGGATATCCAAACTGTCCACGGGAGCGCCCGTCATGTTGTTTCCGGTCACGCTGGACGGCGAATCCACGTATTCGCGCTCTCTTGAAACCTCTGTTTCAGCTTCCAGCTTTTCAATAATCTGTTCTTCAATCGTCATGGCTCGCCTCTTTTCTATCTGTTCGCATAGCCATAGGTAGTGTTCACGGGTGACGTCCACGCGGGTATGTGACTTGTGGGATAGGAGCCACCGCTTCTTGTTCTCCATTGAATCTCTGTGGTCCTGGCCACCAGCACATTGCGCCATGGCGCACCCCTTTTCTGTGTATGAGTCTGTCGCGCTCCATTTCCAATGCACGGCGGTCTATCTGCACGTAGGTAAGCGGTGTGTATTTCTCAAGCTCATGGGCTGTGTTGCCTGGATGGGCCGTCACCGCCTCTAGGATGATCGCCTCATGGGTCTTACGCTTGCCGCTCTTACGGAACACCGCCGCTGCCGTCCTGCTTGTAGCTGGATCGTGGCGGTGGTACTTGGTAAAGAGGGGGGCGTCATGCATCATCTAGGCTCATATGTGTTGTTTAAAGTAGATCGTTGCGCCCTTGTTGGCTACAAGATAACCTACCTCTTTGCTGTAAACGTAAGACGTGCCGCCATTGATAATAATGCCTTGCTTGTTAATGTTTTCTTCCAGTGCTTGCGCATGGCTTTTCAATGAGTAGACTTCGCTGCACCAACGGCAATCGCCGTGTTCCGCAGCGCACTCAACCGGATGCCCACATTCTAAAACTTCTTTTGTGTCACTCATCTTTTTCTAGCTCCTGCATGAGTGGATCGGTCTTGGCCACAATCGGCGCGCCTACAAACTCCGGCGTAGGTATCTCCTGCCGTCTACCCATTTCGACCTGCTCATCCCATGCAACGGCTTGAGCCAATAAAGGCGATTGGGGCCAATACTTTGAGCCACGGCGTATAGCGGTCTTACGCCACATTTCCATTTCATACTGTATCCACGCAGAGTATTCCGAATTCTTGCCCTTGCTTATCTTCTTTGCTGCTTCAATATCTGACCGTGTAAGCACGTCGAATTGGTATATGTCCTGGCCCTTGAGTTGCGCCACACAGTAGGCCGCCCACGGTTCCGCTGCCTTGTCATGGCCCAAAAGGAACCAGGGCTTATGGATGATGCCGGGGGTGGTCCCATACTGCACGTCGAATTCGTCATTGCGGTACACCACACGGGCGTCTATGTAGCTCACGTGCCCGCTACGGCGTGCCAATTCCATATACCCACGGTATCCAACCATGAGAGTAGCCACCTTACGGCCCTTCTCCTTGCGGGGAATGACGTATACATGGCCAAGGTTCTTATCCGGCACAAGGCCCAGCATGGCGCAGCCGTAGATAGCGACCACCACGCTTGCGGGGTCGCACTCCCGTAGGTCTTTTGTGTTGCTTAAGGCCATGCAGATATGAGCGAAACGCTCTCGCGCCTGTGGGCTGCTGTCGGGGTACGTGGCTATCACAGATTCCATCTTGCTTAACAGAATCTCTGCCGCTGCTGTCTTGGCATCGGGTAGGTTGGCAAGGGCTGTTTCGGTCATGGGTTATCACTCTCTTTCACATAATCAGGATGCTTGGTTTTCATATGGGCGTGAAGATTAGAAAAGCTACGATTGCAGCATGGGCAAACGCCACGCGCAACACGATTCATAATCCTTGTTTTCGCGCCCTTTTGAGCGCGGCGGCGCTTCTCTGTATCTTCAAGCTCTGCGCGGGTTTGATCGTGGTGGGCACGCTCACGGCAAAGCTTATCTTGCTCCAAGCTTAGTTTCTTTTTCAAGCGGTCAGTTTCCGTTTCACCCACGTGCCCTTTATGCCCCAAGGGGCAATACACGCTATGTTCACCATTACTAACGATACGATCTAGTGATTTAGGTATCGCATGGAGAAGCCCACACCAGCACTTACGAACGATAAGCGTTTCATCTCCAACGTAATGATCTATCGTGCCATAAGACATATCAAAGCTCCACTGGATGAGGCCCACCATAGCTAGGCCATGTATCGTTGTCTACGCATTCCTTGTACAGCGCCAACATGCTTTCACACTTGCGCCAGCCTTCTTCAAGGCCCAAGTAATTTTGCGGGTCGCCAGAAGTAAACTCGTAGGTTCCCACGTCATACGGCGGCACCTTCTCAAATGCAATGTGCATGAAGCGCCGCGTACCGGGCTTCAAGGCTTCACAGCCCTTGAGATATAAAGCCGCCGACCAGTGGTATTTCCATTTGCGGCACTGGCGCGGGTATCCATCCGGGCTGGCGTCTACGGTAGACTTCAAATCAATGTGGCATGTAAAGCCCTTCCAGTCTGTAAGGCGATCAATCCGCGCCTTGCAACGCAGGCCGGTTGGCTCGTGGTCCCACACTACCGACACTTCATTTGTGCCTTTACCCGCTAGCATTTCTGCTGCTATCTCATCCTTCTGTAACCGTTCTGCAATCGCCTTGCAACGCACATAGTCGGCGTTCTTTACAAGGATTTGCCCTTTGCTTTTGCATGTTGCCTGGACTTTTGCAATCTGTTCACGGCCCGCCTTTGTCTTTTTGTTTACGTCTGGCTCAATTACATAGGTACGGTGGAACACTTCCGGTTCCAATACGCAACAATGCGAAGCGCTGCCAAAGGCTTGCGATTCTGTTGACTTAGATGGGCCAGCATCCCTTTCATGCTTGACCTTGGCGGGGCTCTTAAACAACGTCTTAAGCATTGACGATGATGCATAGGGCCATGATAGATACCGCTCCATGCTCACGTTCGGATAGATGCCGGGGTCTGGTGTTTCAGTTGTTTCCACTGTTGACCTCCCTGTAGATTTTGTCAATCTGTTGTGCTAGCTCCTGTGCAACCTCTTGTGGGATATAGACCCGCTCATCTTTGGCAAGGTCTTGTAAAAGCCTAGACGTGGCGGCCAATGCACGCACATACCGGGCGGTTTCTCCAACATCTGTTAGTGGCATATCAACCTCCCTTTGCTTTGATAATGCGTAAGGCCGCCATGATCCGGGCGCGTGGCCCTTGCCTGGATTCTTTGTAAGAAACGCGCATATTTCTGGCGTACTTGCGACTGTCATTAACGCACCATACATTTGCAGAAGCTTGTATACAAAACAGGCTGTCCAGCGCTCTAGATTCTGGTGTTGATCTTCCTGTACGTGCCCCACAATATCCCAAAGCCCAGTATTTTTTGCCACGTTGGAAAGCGCGAGTACACCAAAGACGTGCAGGTTTGGGACCAAACTTCTTTAGGAAATAATCCGCGTTGTAAGTCGCCATCGTTTTCCTCCTATGGGTTCTGCCCTCTGGCCCCCGCTCCACGACTAGAGGCCATCGGGTAGACGCCATAGCGTCAATCCAGTACCAGCGACGTTTTCTCAACAGACTTCTTCCGAAAACTACCAGTGGCACGCACGCTGATAATGCGGAAGTCGCCCTTGGTCATGTTCTTACGAATCCAGCTTTGGGCCTTCACGGTTGAGACATGCTCAACCCCGTCTGGATGGTCTACCCATCCACCATCATCATCAGTCACCTGTACAATCATGGGACACTTCTTACGGGGCATCATCATTCCTTTCAGTTAGTGTTTCCTAGCCACTGGTTCGCGCTGGCCACTTGCCTACTAATACTGGTGCCACCTTGCATTGAATGTGCCTCCATGTAGTACCGTTTCTGGATATTGCCTTCCAAAGCACACCCTTGCTAACGCCTATCTCGTAAGCAACGTCGGACATGGAACGTCCACGCGCTATTTTTCTACAAGCCCGCATGATCTTTCCTTCTGTGAGAATCGCACAGTAAACTCTATTTCCCCGTCGCACCGATCCAGTCTTTATAGCATGTTGTACGTTTTCTTTATGAGTGATGTATTGTAAGTTTGCAAGTGAGTTGTTCCCCTTGTTCCCATCGCTGTGATTAGATTCAAGGGCGTATGGACGCGGCCCAACAAACGCTTCCAAGACCAACAGATGAACCGGGCGGCTCACTCGCCTTCCGATCTTCTGCAAGGAAACATATTGATAGCCGTTGAGCGTCCACTGTGTTAGCCCAATGCCACTACGTTTGCTTCGTACTCTCCCTAGTGACGAAACATCATATAGCCGCTTGCATCCGACAACAGGCTTCCAGTGTTCCACGCTCATGCCGATTCTCCTATGTCAATGGCCCGTCGTGTTCCGATCCTTCTAAAAGCCTCCCGCCCACTCTAAGAAGGCGGGAGGTTGTGCCGGAGCTACGAGCCCCAGCATCGTGCGCGGCATGGTGTGTGAGGCTCTCACGACTGAGCGGAGCAAGATGCCATTACTGGCCCAGGTCCACGTAAACGCCGTGGGCAACTTCTGCGTAAGCAGGCAGAGCCCCACACATCATGTCGCGGCCTCCTGTCCAGTTGCTTTGGCTATGGCTGCGCAACGTAGGCATAAGTTGCGCGTGTAGTCACCGTGGCCAATCTTATCATCGGCATGTAGCTCCCGCGCTTGTGAGCAGGAACAGCTTGTGCATGGGCTACATTTCAACGATT